GAAAACCTATGTTCTCCCTTAAACTTGTTGATACAGGATTTTGTATCTGTGCACCTGAAATAGTTAAGTTTTGTTTTCTTTCATCTTTTAAATAATACTTAGTTAAATCAAAACATGCTAGTTTTAAATCTTCCGGTGTTGCTGCATACCCTGAAGTATACACAACTTTTACCGCTTTTCTTCCTTGTGGAAACATTTTGTCTCCTGATTCAGTAGTTCTAAAAATAGTATCTGCTACTTCATCTACTATGTATTCGTATTTTCCGCTACTGTCGGAGTTTTCTGTTACTAGTGTCGTATATGAGTCTGATTGCTTCTTCCTTTCGGCAACTGAAGTCACGCTCACAATTGGACTTTCATCGAGTATTATTGCATTAGTGTACTGATCATTGATGTCATAGTATTCTGTCTTTGCACTTGAATAATAGTCTACAAAACTCGTCCCGCAATAAGTTTTTACTGCTTGACTGATGGCTGGTATAATTACATTAATTTTTGCGTCTTCAGACTGTCCTGTCAGACCTGCAAAGTTTTTATACTGTTGTAATGTTATTAAATTCGCCATAATTAAAAAGGGGGAGTGTTAGGTACACTCCCGAAAACCATATTAAGCTAATATTAGCTAGCTTTGTACATGTACGCCCACTTAGAAGTAGCACCGTCAATTAAGTCAGTGAATCCTAATCTCTGAGAAGCCACAAGGACTCTTCTTTGATTAATAACTTCATAGTCAGATTCTACAGTAACGCCTCTTAGTCTTGGCAATACGTAGTTTCTTGGGTTAACTGCAATAGCTCCGAACTTAGAAACTGCTGGTGTAGCAAACTCGTCACATAATAGTACTCTTGAACCGAATACTTGACCAATTTCACCAGAAAGCTTAGTTGCCATGTCGCCAACTAGGTTAGCGTCTTGGAACTCTGCATCTTCTAATAGCTCGTAGTAAGTTCTTTGTGAAACAATATAAACTACTTCTGATGGATTAACACCATATTTGCCCATATTTTTTCTCATTGAAAGAAGTTCTGCAGCTGTAACTGTATCAGTAGCAAAAGCAGTTAATGACTGTGTATAATCACTGTCATTTCTTGCTAAGTGTAGTAAACCTTCGAAAGAAGCTCCACTAGTACCGAATACGCCGTCAGCATCATCACCAGCTAGGATTGAGTTTTCAATTGCTCTAGCGTGTGATCTTACCATTGATTCTCTAATTAAAGGAAGGATTGGCATGATTGCATCTTCTTCAGTCTCATTACCTAAGAATGATTGTGAGATAAGTTTCTTAGTTGAAAGAACTCTTTCAGCCATAGCTACCCCAGCATCGTCACCATAAGAAGCAGACCTCATATCTAAATTGTCGTTTGCTACAGCGGATCCTGAAGTAAATTCAGCGTAACCACTATCTGGTAAGATTGGGATAATCATATTTGCAGAAGTCATTGGTATTTCTCTAAATAGAGGAGCTAATACTAATTCGTTCTGGATATCTCTTTCAATATTTGTTGAAACGATTTGCTCGAAATCAGCTGATGAAACTTGAACACCTGAATGAGTGTTAACTTTTTCCATCACATTTTTAGCAACTTCACTGTCCCATCCTTTACCAGTCGCTAGACCAGCAAATTTTGCGTCGAGGATATCTTGCTCAAAAGTTTTTTTCCAATCGCCTTGACCATTTCTGTCAGAGAAATGTCTTTTAGACTCTCTGATATTCATGATTTCTTCTGATTTCTCAGCTAACTGAGCTTCTAGTGATTTAACAACAGTCTCTAAATTAGAGTAGTTATCATTCACGCGTTTCTCAACGTCATTCATTAGCTTTTCAGCTCCTGATAAACCTGCTTCAACTATAGTTTTAGTTTTTTCCTGATCTGCTACTTCAGCAGCTTTTTGAACTTCGGCGTCGTTAGTTGCTTTTTGAGCAGCTTCGTCTGCAGCCTTCTGTTCAGCAGCTTTTTGTTCAGCTTGTTTCATTGCAATTTCAGCAGCTGTATCTGCAGCTACTTGCTTTGCGAATGCCTCAAGATTGAACTCTGAGTTGCTTTCAGGAGATTTATTTTCTTTTGACATATTTGTCTCCATGTTATGGGATTCCTCCCTTCTTGGCTGCTCAACATTAACAGCGTCTGCTGATTCTGCTGGGTTAGCCTTATAAAAAGTTTGCTTATACTTGTTGTAATCTTCCATACTATCAAATGACTTGCTTAAGCCAAAGGTTGCCCCTTGGTTGCAAGGTACTGATACTACAGAGACTTCGAAAAGTTCCGCGTCCTTTATTTTGTATCCATCGGTTTCTGTCATATAATCGGCTTCCTTGACTTTGAAACCGACAGAAAAAGCTCCAAGGACACCGTCTTTAATTAATTGTGTTACATCTCCAGCAGCTTTTGATATCTTTGCAGATATTTCTAAACCGTTTTCTGTAACTTTTAAATCTTTTGCACGACCAATTGGTTTGTCGTAGTTGTGGTTAAACAAAATAATTGGATTGTTTTTGAAATTCTCTAATCCACCTTTTGTCCATGCATCGCTTTCAATAATATCTCCAGCTCTGTCAATACCATTTGTACTTGCAGAACCTTTAATATCTATACCGCCATCATCAGTTTCACCTAATGATTTGAAAGTGCTAGTCCAATGATAAATTTTACTTGACATCTTTTTTCTCCACTTTCTTAGCAGGTGCTTTTTTCTCAGCAGGTGCTTCTTTTATTTCTGGGGTGACTATTACGTCTACTGGGTATCTTTTTGAAACTACACTAAGTACTCTACTCCAAGAACCAAATGCTCTTCTTAGTAAGTAGTCTTTAACAGGAACATCATTCCCTTTTGCCTTATAAGCAGGTAAGCCCATTACTTCACCTTCTTTTTTAAAGTACTCAGAAAGAGCCTTTACCATCATATCTTTTGTCATAATTATTCTTCCTCGCTTGGGGCAGCCTCTTCAGGTCTACCTCCTTGTTCCGGGTTTACGGCTGAGCCTGCTATATTTGCAGGTACTCTTGGCTCGTCAAATCCGTCTACAGGTTCTTTTCCTAATGCTTCTCTTGCTTCGTTAGCACTTAATATACCCGTGTTAACTAGAGTAGCATAGTATGCTGCCTGGTCTCTCAATTCTGGTTGTAAAGCAGGAATCCCTGTTACATCTTCATTTAGTGAAAAACCAAAAAATCTTTCTAATGCATATCCAACTTTTTTAACTACTGGTAGTACTGTCTCTAAATAGTACAATCTATGATTAGGTCTAATGTTTGCATTGTTACCACCGTCCATTAGAATTGGTGGTATGCCCATTGCTTCGAGAATAATTCTTTCATTTGATTTGATTGATTCTGCAAAGTCTAACTCTTTAAAGTTAATTTTTGATAAAGCGTCTACTTCTAGTCCGCCATCAAGTATAAGAGGTCTTTTGCCTCCTGTTGTTGGATTGTATCTAATACTCCAAGCTCTCATCATTCTTTCTTTTACTTTCTCTGAAAGAGTGTTTGGTGACTTAAGTACTAATCCTGGAACTGCTCCATTCTTGAAGAAGTTATCCTGGAAGTTTCTCATACTAGAGAGTAACTGCATAGTTCTATATGCTGGTTTTAGTCTTGGTACACCTCTGTAAATTGAATTAAAACTATTTTCTTTTATGTGTATAATTTCATTCGGGCTGTAATCTATTGAGTTATCATATGAAAATCTTTCTATATATGTTTTGTCGTCAGTATAGATAGTTATCTTGTCAGCAGGCAAATGATACATATGCGCTCCATCAAAGTAAATAAATATATTTCCATCTATAAGTAAATCAATTATAAGATTTCTTTTAAAAGTACTTACATCTTGAAACGGGTTAGGCTCTTTATTAAGTAATAAATCAACCTTAGATCTACGAATATTCTTTACAACATTAGTAGTACCTAGTACTTTTTCTCCGACTGCAAAAGGTATCTCTGCTACATCGTCAACAATCATATTTACTGCACGGTTAACAATTTCTAGTTGCTCGTAAGCGTTTCTATAATTTGTTACAATTTCACGAGAGTCGACAGTCATTCCTTCATTTCTAGAAATAACGTATTGCGAAGGATTTAGTTTTTCCTCGCTATTTCCTCCTAAGAATCTATCATACCATGCCATATTTATCTCTCTGTTTCTCGACCCATCGTTTTTGTTTCTCTGCGTGTATCAACTTGGGTCTTTTACCATATATTGAGTGTAACTTCATATGGTGACTATGGCAAAGTGTGACTGTATCTTCATAAAGTTCTTTCTGATGTTCATCAATGAAGGCTTCTCGAATCTCTAGTATTTCTTGTTCATTTTTAATAATTAATTTTTTCTTTTTTATCCAAGTTTCTAGTAGTTCTGTAAGCCCGTGATAGTGATGAAAATCTAACTGTTCAGTGGAATCACATATAAAACAATTGCTTGATTTATTATATTGTGATTTCGCTTTATCTCGTACGTATTTAACTAAATCTCTTTTGAAATTCATATTTCTACTCTTAATTAGAATTATACCAAAAACATACAGCAAATGTCAAGAACTGTTTTTTACAGGTCTTACTAGAACGTTGTGGCTGATGTTTCAAATGTGTATAACGCGTATCGCATAGCATCGGCCATATGGGATGCCATGTTGTGCTTTGGTTTCTCTTTTAATAAATTAGGGTTAGGGTCCCATTGATACTGGTCCAATGAGATAAGTGCTTCTTTGCAAGTTTGATTTATAATTATCCCATCGTTATCTACTACATTAGCTACATGTCCAATTCCGTCTAGTACGGATTTCTTAGCATTTATAGTACTGATATCATAATTTTGTGCAAAGTCGTATCTTGTTTGTTGAGCTGCAGAGTCAATATAAATATAATCAATATCCCATTTATGAATTAATTTTTGAATCTGTACTGCATGTTGTTCTGTTGTTTTTTCGGAGTCCATATACTCATCTATAAGATAGTATTTTTGTTCGTCCCAGTCATATGCTATAACGCAAAAAGCTGTAGGGTCTTTATATCCTACGTCTAGTCCTGCGAATACATCCATATTACTTACATCTATTTCAGACAAGTCTGCTATACATTGCTCGTGGTTGAATGCCCATACTTGACCTTCGTAAACATTAAAGTCTGCCATGTACTCTTGAGCAAATTCATTCTCAGACATTGTCTTTTTAGCTTCTATAATATCTGATTCTGCTACACGAGGGTTCTCGTGGTAAGTTGCTTTTACTGAGCACCACTCTGGAAACTCTTCACTAAATCCTCTATAATAAAATTCTGCAAAGTAATTATTCCTACCCCTTGGAGTAGATATAAAGATTGCTTTTGAGTTTTCTTTGTCGAGGGTAGGTCTTAGTGCGACATTGAAAGCATCTCTTCCATCTGTTAGAGCTGCTTCATCGAATATGATTAAGTCATAACTTCTACCAACAACTGAGTCTACCTGATTGATAGAACCCATTCTTATAGTAGAATTGTTAGATAGTTCAATAACTTTATCTTTTGCATTATCTCTAAGCACTTCTAGGTCGAAGTGCTTGATCAAGTTTCTTTGTAAGTCAAATGATATTTGAGATAATGAATAGTTAGGAGACATTAATAATACATGACTGTTAGGAACTAAACATACTAACTGTCCTATTATGTTTGAAATATACGTTTTGCCTTGACGACGTGAAATAGCCGCACATACAAAACGATATTTTGGATTATTTATAGCATTTATAATTGCTCTCTGCGACGTATTGGGCTCTATACCCAATAATTCAAGATACTCCATTATAGGGAGTTTTATGAATCGTGACTGTTGTTCCAAGTCCATTAAATAGTTACTAACTATATCTGTACGGCTAATTTCTATCAATGTAATGTCTCGTCTGGAAATAAGTTGTCGTCATCGTCTATTAGAAGGTCTAACTCTTTTAATTTAGTATATAGATAACAATAAGTAGCAGATACTTGTTTAACTTTCTTCTCCGCTGGGGATAGAGTTCTAAACTCCTCTGCTTTTATCAAATCCTGTAGTAATTTTCCTGCATGTACTATACCTTCCTCAAGCCATAGTCGTGTTCCGTTTGCAGTTGTCATTATTTTCTCCTTCGTTTTAATCCTAATGTTCTTTTTTGAGACTTTGGTGGTCTCTTTCTTGAGCCTCCTGGGCCTGCCCAGAAAACTTTGTTTGCCCAGTAAGCTGCTGAAGATTTTCCCTTTCTAATGTTCTTTGCGTGTCGCGCTTTGAAACTCTTTCTTGCTTCTGGACTATAGTTGTGTCCCATACCTTGGGCTCCAAACCTAATAATCTTTACTTTGCCACCAACTCTTACAGCAACTACTGCTTTCTTAGTTTTGTGGCTTGGGGTCTTCTTAGGTTTGTTTAGTCCGCTAAGTCCTGCTCTTTTGAGCCGTCCCTTTTCTGCGTCTGTTAGTGCCATTTTTAATCCCTGTTAGTAAAGAAATCTTTACTACTTTGTCGAGTCTGCCCGACTTCATAATTTTATTGATTCGTTCTAAGATATTATCTTCTTCTCCTTCTCGTCAATAAAGTAGAAGGTGTTTTCTTTCCAAATCTTGCTTTCTTAGGATTGGTTGTTTTACCAAATCTTGGTCCTACTGCTTTTGGTGCTGCACCATAAAATCCACCTGGTGTGGACATTGGTGACTTGGTGTTTACATAAGTTCCAGCTGCTGCATTTAGATCACGAGTTAAACCTCTTTTCAATACATGCTTTCTTAGCTTGGAAGTTGAGTGGACACTTGGTCCGCTTAAAAATCCGCCTTGTCTTGCCATTTTTAATTCCTATCTACTCTTAACGAGTACTTTGGCTTATTAGCCTGTTAATGAGAACCTCGTTGTTGGGGGTTCTCGGTAAATTTAATAATTTTTGCAGGCTGCAACCGTACTCTAATTCCAGTTGGACTGCTTTCTTTAATCGTTGTGATAAATTCAATACTTTTTCAATTTCTTGAGTTAGAGTATTCATAGTTTACTTCTTCTTTCGACGTCTCCGTTTAGTAAAAGTACGTACGTTAGTGGGTCTTCCACCAACGCCTTGAGGTACTGCCCTCTTACGGCGAACTGCCGACCTTTTCTGAGCTTTGCTCATTGTTCTTGCACGAGCTAAAGGAACACACTTTGGGTATCCTTTTCTCGATGTTTTTGCTTTTCCTCTTCCACATGGTTGATACTTGCCTTTCTTCTTAGGTCTTGATATATCTACCCATTTTTCTTTGAACCACTTACTTAATCCGCCTTTAGGTTTAGCCATCTGAATGATCCATATCCCCATCTGCAATATAATTTGCGGCTGAGACTACTTCATATTCTGAAATTGCTATTTTATTTGTAAACCAAGTAGGTAAATTTGCTTCTGGGTCTGTAAGATTATTCATAATCATTTCACAGTGTGAAATAATTGTCTTACAAGATTTCATTACAGATGCAGCATCTGTGTGTCCATCTTTTTGTATTAGTGTGAATTTTCCATCTTTTAAAAGTTTAGCTTTCATTTTTTGCTTTCTGCTCAGCTTCTATAAATTTATCCTTGATGTCTACTGACCCGTCCCAGTTCTTATATTTCCCTGTGACTATATTTAATATTTGAGTTAGTTTAGTTTTAAACCAATTTATCATTATTTCTTTTTCCTTGCAACGCCCATTCGGTATCTACCGCCTCGTTGCTTATATGTTTTTACTAACCATCCGTTTGCGTATGCACTCGGATAGACCTTAAATTTTCTTTTTGCTGCTGCCTTTACCCTTGCGTATAGTGCAGGGTTTGTAGGTACAGGTCTTTTCTTAGCTGCCTTTCTTTTTCTTGCCATGTCTTAGTTCCATCAGTCTTGCCCTGTCTTGCTGTATAATTATAGGCTTCGGGGCTTGGTTGTTACCCCCTTTCGAAAAAGATGGGTGTGACCATAAGTATTCACAAGTGTTTTGGACTTCATTCCTATGTTCTGTAATATTGTCCATGTCGTCAAGAGTATAGTCATCACCCATTAGATAGATAATCACCTCCCATGATTGTTGATTCCAGTTAGTCTCATTTTCTAGTAATAAGTCTTCGCTGTAATCCACAAAATTTGTAGTACCTGCTATGAATGATTCATAAGACCAGGGACATACTTTATTTAATTTTCTAAAATAAAATAACCAAATTATGTAATCTGGGAGAGGCTTAACCTCTTGAACGCTTCTTCTTTCCACCTTTTTTCTTTTTACCTTTCTTTTTCATTTTTTTCAAAAGAGCTTGTTGTAAAGCTTTTGGTAGTTTCTTCTGTTTAGCAGTTAGTGCCATTATATACTCCTACGTCCAACGAGGTACTTCCTCAGGACACTCTGCCCATCTAATCTTTGTTTTGAGGGGCATAAAACAGTTACAAACTTTGCAA